GGCTTTAGTAGACAGATCGCTGATGCGCACAGACTCGGCTAGTTTTGCTAGGTCTTCTGCGGTGGGCGAATCTTCTGCGAGCAGCGGGACTTCTTTAAGCTCTTCTGTATCTACGTCTGCGGCGTCTTCTTCTGTGGTGAGTTCGTTCTTTACATATTCAACTAACGCGTCAGAGTTGGCACCCCAAATAACTACACTGATCTCATACAGCTTTACTTCTTTCAATAGAAGTCCGTATTCAGTGGCCTTGTTGGGGTCGGCTTTGACTACATTGTACGCGATGCTCAGGCCGTTCAAAATGCCTTCTTTGATTTTTGTTCGAACGCTTTGCGCTAGCGCGGTACTTGAAAACTTAGCTTTGAACCAAAGACCATACTCATCTTCTTTGGCCTCTACTATAACACCGATACAAGACTCTGTTGAACTGCTACGATGGTTGTCCAGCATCTTTACTAAGCCGGGCTTTAATCGTTCTTTGAGCGTTTTCTTAAAAGCACCTGGTAGTACAATGTCCCCGTAGGAGTCGGTGACGTTGAACACGCTGCCGTAACCCTCTACGCAGCCATCTGGAGATTCGTCATTGCTAACAGACAGTTTGCATAGCAACGGCGAAACGTTCTTTATAAGCGGCGTTTTCTTTTCAGGGACTGCTGGTTTAGTGGTGTTTGACATCTCTCTATATCCTGTTTATATTGTCGACAGCTCTTGTTAAAGTTGCTATTTGGGGATATACAAGACAGTGCATCGGCAAGCTATTACTTCTTTACCGGCTGCCCCTAAACTTGTATCACCTGGAAACAACAGTTTCGACCCACCTACTTGAAATGGATCGTTGTATTCTTGATCTTGCCCATTGGCGGCTATATGCGTTTGTCGCGTTCGTTTGTCGCTTGTAGCTAGCCATGCTTTTCTCATGCTGCTAGGGTCTATAAATTTTCCCATTACAAAATGACTGGTGGCATTGGAAGCGGCGACTATTTCTGTCCTGGCTATCTTAGTAGCACGTTCTTTTGAAAATGCGTACGCGGCTTGCAGCTCTTTTACGACATCTTGCAAAGGTACGTTTTGCTGTAGCGCTCGGTCGATTATTACACGAACACCTGCACTTGTAGATGCTCCTATTTTAGTTATACGTGTGGCTGTAGTGCTTGCTATCCATTCTCGCATTTGAGGATCTTCATAAGGATCCCATTCGTCAAATTCATCAGATTTACGTATCAATGGAACGAACATACGAGCATAGGCACTACCGTATTCTTTTGCAAATACACTGTACAACGTGTAGTACACTTTTGAAACGGCTAACTTGACTACGGATTCTACTATACTGGCTACACCATCACTGGAAAATCGGTACGTCAACGCGTTGGTAACTGCTGGCAAGCAACTGTTAATAGCATTTTGAAACAGCGTAGCGTAGTTTACAGTCACGTTGTCTACATAGTTTTGCAATTGAACAGCGTACGCGATTTGTTGCGGGGAGGTCATAACAAGTCTGCTATGATTGTGCGCTCTGAAACATCTATGTTAGTCAGCGTTTGGTAGTTGCCTACGTGCTTAGATTTTAAGCACAAGTACTGTATTAAACAATCGGCGTACTGTTGTGCGTTGTAACCTTGCGCTACCGATCTGAATCCTTTATAGATATCGGCTCCGCGCTCACAACCATTAAACAGTTCATAAAAAGAAACTTTTCGTACAAATACGTTTTTGGTGATGAACTGTTTAGCGGCTTCTAAGCCTTCTTGCGGCTTGTTAAATCTAACCATGCCTTGGTTTATGGGGAAGGCACCCCAAACAGTTAACCCTATGGGATTACTGTTTCTTTGCGTAAGCGTGGGCCAAGATGTTTTAGAAGCCTTGGCGTCTTCTTCTGAGTTATAGTACCCTTCCATAGTAGCTAAACATTGTATTAAAAGATCGATGAATTCTTTTTTGTCGTATTCGGTGTACATAATTTATGATGGGTCTTCAAACGGATCATGACCTTCTCCTTCTTTCATTGTTTTAGCAGTGTTATTCACATACTGAGAGATGTCTGCATTATCTACAGGCATCATATTCATTGGGGTCCACCATACGTCGCCCCAAGGAATCTCTTTCATTCCTAAACGGAGGCGTCGGTTTAGTTCGTTGGCAGGGTAGCCCATTTGGTACATGGATTTTGCTGTTTCTACTTTCTGCATGTAGCTCTTTCGCAGAGCAGGAATATCTGAAATGTCGTACAACACAACGATGTCGTCGCCGTAGTAGTGCGCCAGAGATTCTTGGTATTTGATTTGCAACCACTCAAGATCTGTTATTACTCGATCTTCCCAGAATGATTGACGAGCAACCTCGTAGTTTGCGTATGTAGGGTCTTCGTTGGCGCCAACCATTTGGGGAGGTACTCCGAAGATGGCACATACTTCATATTTGTTTATTTGTCGTTGCTTTAAGAACTCTATGTCTTGGGGGGACATAGTGATGGTTTCCCATTCCATGCCGCCCCAGAGAATCATAGGCTTGCCAATGTTTTCTTTGGTAAAGCCTGTTTCAATATCTTGTTTTAACTTAGCGCGTTCTTGAGGCTTAATAGTATTGGCTGGTACTTTTAAGACGCCGCCTGGCACAGCACTATTATCGAACACGCCTTGATTCCATTGAATAGCTGAGTGCTCTAACTCTATAGTTTTTCTGGCACTTGAAATAGGAGAGCAACCTACAAACTCGTTTTCTGGATCGTAGTACTTGAAATGTATTACATCCTCGAGTTCTAAACGAAGGGGCTTTTGAGTGCCGCCGGATGGATCAACTACGTAGTGGCTAACGTACAGATTTGGGTCTGGAAATGGGGAACACCACGATGGGTTTATCGTGTACATTTCTTTAGGCTTCCCGTTTACTTTTACGACTTCAATGTACGCGTTGCCGGACAAGCTTAGCTGCCCTGTTAGGGCGGCACAGAACTCTTTTCTACTATGAAAACGATTAGGGTGGTTCAGCAAACGTGTCAGCGGGTGTGTAGGTAGCTCTTTGAGGCGGCCGTCTCCTAAGTCTTTGTAGGTCTTCCAAGGAACGGATCCTACGGCGTCGCCTATTGTGGTAATACAACGTCGTACCCAAGTTAAACTCTTGTAACCTTTTTGAGAAGCTTCTCTAAACGTCATTGACGTTGAAGGGCTGTACTTACCTCCTCGCGTTAACTGAACGGCGTTGCTGCTAACAATTGAGGACTTGCTTATAAGTCCTCCTAGTGTTTGAATTATCGACATTTGATGCCTCTCTTTGAAAATGCGTACTTCAATGCGGTGAGCGCTTCTACTTTTCGTTTACGGTACGTAGCTACACAACAGCTAAGAACTTTAGATGCTTCTTGGTCAGTCATGTTTTTCCAATACGCTACATAAACTATGTTTTTGAATTCGGTAGAAAGCTCGTTTACAACTATGCTACGAAGCGTTTGTATAAGTTCGCGTTCGGCTATAGTCTGTTCGACTTCTGCGTCTTTATATATTGTCGACAGCAACTCGTCGTCCGCTAATTGGTATCTTTTTTTGTACACACCTTCTTTTCTTAATAAGTCTAGGATCTCTCCTGAGATTCTTTTGTAGGCGTAAGTACTGGGCCTACTGTTCATTTTAATGTTAAACTCGTTGCTAGCTTTTACTAAACCTAATAACGCGGCGGATATGATATCTTCTAATTCCACATGTTGGTGGTTAGAAAACTTGTGCGCTAATGACAGCGCCATTGGAATTATGTTGCACCCTAGTCGTTTTACACGAACAGATATGTCACCTTGCACTTTGTAGTAAGTCATAATGATCCTAATACAGAAATGCCCCAGTCTCCGGCAACCTCGGCGGACAGCTCATTTACGGCGCCTGAAGCTGAGTCAGCTTGGTCGTCGTGTTTGGATTCTGGCACAGCACAGATCTCATCTATCCACTCTGAGTTCCACGGGCCGTCTAGTAAAATAACGTTGCCTACTTCGGCTTGTGCGGCGAACGGCTTGTACCTGCTTAACTTGCTACCTGTAGCGGGTGATCCTTTAACAGTGTACCCAGCGAGCATCCTAATGTAGTTGTGTAGTACGTGCTTGCCTGCGGAGCCGGGCTCTTGTTCTATACAGATTGTAACGTCATCTCCGTCCAATCGGGCGGTGGCTAGAAGAGTCTGCTCTACTTCCATTGGACCCATTTGTTTACGAATAACATCTTCAATATAGTACACACCGTTGTCGGTTTTAGAAACTTTAGTTCCTACAGTGTAATCGCCTCGGCCATCTAGAGAAGCTAGATCCCAAAATCTTACGGATACGGATTCTTGTGGGCGGGTTCTAACATACTTTGTGAACCATGATCGTTTGAACATGGCGCCTATGTACTCCGCGTCCCAGTCGCCGTCGCGACGTTGTGCTTGTGTTACGGGGTCTAGTTCGTCTAGGGCGCTGCTGTACTCTTCGCTATCCAAATGCTTGTTGTCTTGCATTTTGGCTGGAATGAATATTCTACCAGCAGTAAGGCTTTTTACGAATCTATTTTTACACCATATATGCCCTACGCCGCCTGGGTTTGAGGCTCCGCGCATACGCAACGGCACTGGCATACCTCGTGTTCTTCGTAGGCGGCCAAACATAAACGTGTACTGAAACTCTGTGAACTGGGTAAGCTCATCGAATCCGATAAACTGGAACTCAGCAGAGTCATACTGGTACACGTCGGACTCGTGGTCCAAGTACCCGAATGTTAAGCGTCCGCCTTGTGGAGACTCCCAAGTGTACTGCTTCGGACGCCAACGCATATCGGTGTTTTTCAACCATTGCGTTGACCTGTCTAAGATGGCCTTAGGCATTGAAAGTTCTCGGAATGTCCTACGTAATAGCAACGCAGAGTAATCAGGAACTTCGATGTATTGCAATGAGGCCATTAGCAATGCTTCGCTTTTACCACCACCGGCAGCGCCCCCATAAAAAGCTTCTTTATTGTCTAACAACAAAAAAGCGGCTTGCTTCTCCGATGGTTCGTGAGGAATATACTTATTGAGCTTGGGTGTTAAAGCTGCTCTAAACTTTGGATTGCTAGCGGCAATCTTTTTGTAGTATGAAACACGTTCAGACATTTCATTGGGATGGTCTGCGCTCATTTAAGAGCTTTGATTGGCACTGCCTTTATACGTAAACAGGTGGGACAGATGACGCTGCCCTATATAGTAGTACCTAGTTAGATTTTAACTAACGCTAAATTGTAGTGCTTGCCTTCAGGGCCTATCGCTACAGCTTTTTTGACAACTTTAAAGCCGGCTATTGCTAGTTCGCTAAACACTTCGTCAAGGCTGTACATCCATACAGGTACGCAAGGACGGTCTACTAACGAATGCTGGAAAGGCGAGACGGGGATATCGGCTAGACAGTTATAGAACGTGTAGCTTTTGCCGTAATCGTCTACATCTGGAAACGAAAGATATATAACGCCGTCGTCGGCTATTGCATGGTCTTTTAACAATCGCAACAAGTAACTTAAGCGGTAGTGCAGGTACTGAACTTGTTCTAACAAGAAAATGATGTTGGCTTTTCTCATGGTACACAAAAGACCGAATATTTCTTCGTCTTCGATAGATTCGACTTCGATGAACTCTACTGAGTTAAGCGTTTGGATCTTCGTAAAGCTACCTGCGTCGTTATGTAGGACGCGTGCTCTTACTGTGGTGTTGGTGATTGCTGTAAACAACGCGGCTGTTCCGTATCTAGATCCTAAATCCAGAATGTCGAATGGTCCGTGCTTGTCAACGAAGTAAGCCTCAGCCCACCGCCAAACATTTATGGCAACTTCTTTTTCTAGTGTGCGTGACGCATCATTGGTCGCTGTATTGAGCGCCACAAGCGCTTGAGCGTGCTCTAAATTTGGGCGCCATTGAACATTGTTGATTGTTATAAATTCCATGAGTTGGTATCCTTGTACAAAATAATAGGCGTAAACTATTTTCAAGTTTACGCCTATGCCACTTTATGACTAGTGGTCCGAAGGGTTGCTTTGCTAAACTACTTCTACGAACGTAATGGTACCGGAAACAGCGTCTTCTGCTAGCGTCACGTAGTCAGCGATGAGTGGGATCGGGTTTTCACCTGGGCCTTGCTTGCCGTCACCGATACAGGTAACCTGGCCAGCGTCATCAAACTTCAAAAATGTGATTTGTGCAGTGTAGCCATCTTCGGACACTACAAGCGTTGCGGTGTTCGGGTCGGTTACGGCCCAAGTTGGCTTGCCATCGAACTTCGTGGGGTTGCCGGATGCTGCCACAGGCTTAGCTGTAGCAACGTAAGGTACATTGATTTTAACGATCATTTTATCTCCATCTTTAACAATTTTGAACGGTTGCGAGTGGCCTGGGGTTATCCAGAGCAGCGTTAAACTTCTTGCTGGCTCTACACAACTACAAAGCCACCGGCATAAGTATTTAGTCCACACCGTTGCACTTCCTTGCTAGTTTATGATACCGGGTCTGGTAAGCACTCGGCCATGTCGTACATGTACACCTGATAAACTTTACCGTTAGCTGTAACTTCTGTTCTGGACGTTAGTGGGAACGGCAACGTGAAGTCTACGCTAACAATTTTAGTTGGGGCGCCTGCGTACCGAGCTTTTAACACAGGTGCCAACTTATCGTTAGACTCTTGTAATAGGTACAGGTACACGGCGTCAACTAGGGGTAACGTATAATCACATATGTCGCCGTGGTGCACGGAGACTTTCGCAATCTTCTCGTTTTCCGTATTTGTTAGCAGCAATTGCTTAGCGACAGCTGCTCTGCCAGCGTTCAACTCTACACCGAACACTGCTTTGAGAGGCGCATACGCTAACGCTGAGATCAACACACCACCTTCACCGCAGCCGATATCTAGGAGTGTTTGACCAGTAGATAGATTTAGCGAATCAAACGCCTCTTTTTTAACTACTTCGGGGAGTTGCACGTATGGTGCTAACGATGCTTCTCCGTCTTCGATTTGCCATGTGGCTAACTGCTTTGTCAACGCAAGGATAACTGACTGAATCTTTTTGTAGTTCAGCCAGGAAGACACCTCCGCTCTAGAAATAGCGGGGTCAGCTTGATTCAAGCAAGAATAAACTATGGAAATCATCTCGTCTACACGGGCGTCTGCTAAGTTAGCCATTAACATTGGCAGCGATTTGCTTGTTAGGTTCAGAATCTGGTCTAACGTGTTAAGGTCAAGCACTGCTGGCCTTTCTTTACCTCCTATGATTAACGCGAAGTTTCGCAGTTTTCCAAACTCTGGCATTGCTGCTTCTGTTTTTGCGTCTTCTACCTTTGTAACTTCTTCTGGTTCTGGCATGAACGGCCTTTCTTTCTTTTCAACTAGCTCTTTTTGATACTACTTTGTCAGCAGCTTTTTTATTTCATCGAATCCGGTTTTAATCAGCGCCTTTAGATCGGTGATATCTGATTGGGCTGGACCTGATTTTGTTATTGGCGACTGTTTTCGCCACAGATCGATGTTTACAATCTGCAATCGGGCTCGTAGCAGCCCACTTGGATCTGGAAACCAGGCTTCACCTGCTACTAATGGACTGAATGGTACCGGAACCGGTGCGCGAAGTGCCCATTCTGGTGGTATTACTTCGTTGGTCTGGGCCAAATTGGATTGAATTGCTTCGTCTTTTGAGATCTGCATTGAAGTTGTACTTGGGATTTCTAAAACCCTGTATTCTTTGTAGAACTCCATCGCCTGTACTTCTTGCGGTGTAACAGGTGTTGGAAGATCGGCAACTTTTATCCACATAACGACACCAGCGTCATTTAGTTCTACGACATTGGGATAGGTTATTCTGCGCGGGTACACCGATGGGTTGCGTAGCACCTTTCCGTCTATCCAATTTTTGGGATCACGGAAGAATTGCATCGGTGGTGCTGGTTTGCCGGTTGCTGCGATATGATTAGCAACAGTTACTATCTGGATACTGTCGATAACTAAGCTTTCAGGGGTATACCCTGGCATATTCAACGGTTTACGATCTATCATACTTTGTCCTTTGTTTAATTTGGTTTTGTGGTGGTTAATTCGCGGCCTTCAACATCTCCTGATGTTGCTATGTGCACAGCGAGTTCTTCGTCGTAGCCTAATTGTACCAACTTGGCTATCAAGTTAGAAGAAGCGTCTACCGCGATGGCCGCGGCTAACAGGGCGACTGCTAAAGTTTTAGCTGCGTCAGTGGTTAGCTGTACCATCATGTTATCTTTATAAAACAATTGCAGTAGACCGCCGTCGCCATCACTGACAAATTGGTTCACTATAATTGTTTCTGGATCGGAGATTACTTCTTCTGGATCGAACATTAGATTCCTTTTTCTATTAGCACTACTAGTCCTTTGATAGACAAGTAGCTTTCTTTTAACTGGTGCGGCACACCTTCAGTGTTAACTATAATAGTCACTATTGCTAGGTATCCTAACTTTACTAGCTCTGCGCGACGCCTATCTAAATACAACGGATGCGCTTTGGGACCTTTATATACCTTGGCAAACAATTCGTGTGAGTTCTTAAATGTGATAGGTCCTAGTTCCCAAGCTGTTCGCAGGATAGCCATATCGTATTCAGAGACGGAAGCTGGTATCACGTTCTTTTGGTGGAGAGTACAGTTCGTAGAGAACCATTACTAGCACTGATGCTTTTTTAAGGTACGGCATCGTAAGCAAGTCTTTTGGACTAAAGTGCACTGCTAAGATGTCCGCCGCTATTGCTAGTTCGCGTGTACTTAAAACTTGTACTACTGCTTCTATACTTTCTAACACGTTGAAGTCGTGCACTGGTGTTGGGTGTAGGTCGTCGAACAAGTACGCACTATTTGCCACGCTTGACTGTCTTAGAACTAGAAGGTTTGATAGAACGCTCGAAACTAGCTTTTCGGGCGGCTTTCTTAAGAAGTCGGGAACGGATAGCCCGCTCGGCCATTCGGGCTGCCAGGTAAACGTCGTAATTGACAAGTTGGTGTCTCCTTATGCTGGCCATGTTTCGCCAGTCTTTTCGCCAGTCTCCGTTAGACAATAGTTCGTCTATGGATTTGAAGTCATCTTTACAGGATATCTTCTTTATGAACCCAGATAATTGCCTTTGATGCGTTTCAGTGATTACGCCATGGGGTATTCCTTTCGGCAGTAGCGGCCCGGAGCCGTTTTTAATTCTTTTGGCGTCATGGATTTGTACGTCAATGGCGCCATATGGGTGATCCGCATACTTATCAAACGCATATGCGTAAGTGAACCCGTTATCTACGCGACGAACCACTACGTACCCTTTTCGGAGTAAGCTCTCGTCGCCATATCTACCTACTACGAGGTTGTCGCAAATTGGTGACTCTACGTACCTGATGTATTCGCTGTTGCCGACAGTGACAATGGTTAACCGTTCTCGGACTTCTTTCTCCATGTACTTCGGCATCATGGACTGTCTAACAATCTCTTTGTTGAACCTTATTACATCGCCAACTCTAAGGTCTTTGATACCTTTTATTTTAGTTGGTACAAAAGGTTGTTCTGGTTGTGGCTGCTTACTTGCCATTGCGCTTGACAACTATCGCCAATGGGCGTGCACATGGATAAAATCTGTAGCCTGCGTGCGTTGAGCGTCCTTTCACTAACTCAAAGATCGGCTTACAATGTTCAATTGCAGTCTTACCGCACGTAGGACAGAAGTTATCGTCTGTGCGAGACGCGGTCGTTTTGTTTGTAATAGGCGGTGCCATGGTTAAACTAATAGTACCGCCTACCGACAGGCACTACACAGTTGGAGACGTTATCTGATCGTAGTATTCTTTTGACAGCCAAGATGAGATTAACGGCAACGGTTTGTCGTAAACTTTAACCTGAATGAACTTTTCAAAGATTGGAAACTCTCTTACTAATTGATTGGGTGATGGCGTCTGCCTCCAGAACCGGCGTTTCGCAAGTCTCGGTAATGCTGCACCAGTCATACCGGCGGCTAACTCAGAACAGTATATCTGATTCTTGAAGCTCCTCGATGGAATGATGCCTAAGTAGTGCCTTACTCCTGACGTTATGGCCTGAATGAAGTCGTATGGCTTGCCTTCAATCGAGATACAGTACTTCTCTGCTGCGTCGTAATCGTACTCCTCACGCAACCAGGGATGTAAAATGCCTAACCATACATCCCCCTTATGGTAAAAGATAGACTCGCTGAGCCTGGACTGTTGAACTCCCCGTTGACCGGTAACCGAATTCATCGTTGTGGACTCTATAACTAATACCGCATCAAGTCCTTCATCGTTTTTCGGAGTACGTCGAATAACTCCTACATGCGGTGGTACGCCTGTAAAGGTTCTAATAATAGAGGAGAATCTCGATTCACGTCCGTTATAGAAAACGAATGCGCCTGTGTGTACCACATCTCGTATCTCGTGATAGGGACGTAATTCATTTGGTACAAGGAATTTCTGCTTCATGACCGGCTGGCTCCTAATGGTAGATGCGGAGCGCCTAGACAATGTAATTTGGAGGATTGCGGGGGTCAGCAGCGGGCTGGCAACCCTAGCGGGGCCGTTAGCGTTGTTGCGTGCTAAGAAAAGGCTGTATGAGGTTTACTATCAGCGTCATTTCTACTGAGTCTTCGCTAGCGTCTCTCAACTTTGCGACAAGTCCTGCAAATACGTTAGGCACTGCATAATCAGTCCACAGTATGCGCTTCCCTGAAGCAATGCTATACCCTAGTTCTACCCAAAGACCGCCAGCCGTTGACTGATGACCTATAAACACTACTAAGTCTGCTTTGTCTATATCTGCAAAATCTTGTAGCCCGTCTATTACACAATTACGAAGCCAAGCGCTGTTACCTGTTGTCCGTTGGCTTATAACTGGTTCGTTTTGATCTTGTCTAATCCAAGAAGCTGTAACTGTATGCCCGTTGTATTCTAAAGCGTGCTGTAACTGCTGGCACTTTCTTTTATCTGATAATGGGGCTGCTATGTATATGTACATAAAAATAGGTGTAGGTGTCACCGGGGGATGAGACTGTTAGGTCTAATGGAGGGAGGAAGGACCTACTAGTTATCGGCGGCACCTACATTCTATGTTACCGCTGATACTTAGTACAGCTATTAAACGTAAAAAAAGGCCCGATAGATTTCTCTACCGAGCCGGAAAGGCGGAGTTTACGTGCCTAAACTTTTTAACAAACTTGGGTGGCAAATGCGCCTTCGGAGATAACTCGACTGGTGCTGCTATCAACGCTTAGAATATGGCACTGCCCTCCGGTAAACCAGGCTATAGCGGCGACGACAAGATCTACTTGTTCGTTTGGAACAACTGCGTCTATTGGACGGCGCCAGTCTTGTTCACTGGAAACAAAATGGAACGCGGTGTCCATTTCGGCGTGAGTGAACTTACTTGTTAACTCAAATGCGGGTATATCGAAATTTTGTGCGGTTTTCATCTTACCTCAAGTTTGGGATTTGAAAGAACTTTGCTATGGGAATAGCTATAGATAGTATAGCGTAGTGAAATATGCTTTGCAATAAGCCGATTTAATAATATTAAAAATAACTTATAGTGATAAAAATGGCTATATATATATAGCGGAGAATATGCGGTAAAAATAACTAAAAAATAACTGCTGAGATGATGGTAAATGCAAGTATAGTGTTAATAGATATATAGCATTAAGCTATTAACTTAAGACAGGAGTTTACAATGCACGAGAAAAGATTACAACGTAAGCTGGAAAGCGCTAGGTTGAACAAGGCGCAATTCCAAAAGCTGGCATTTACAGCCATGCTAGACTACACGATCGTGTCTGATGAATACAGGAAAGTCATAATGGCTTGCCTGTGTGCACAGACGGGGCTGAACGAAACACAGCTAACTCCCTTACTGACCAAGTTCAAAGAAGCTGCGGCTTCTTTGATCGACGAGCAGTACACATCCTACGCAGAAGGTCGGAACTAGCATGGCTAAGGCTATGTTAGAGTGTCTGCATGAGGATTACCCTTGGCCTAATCATCACGGTCTTATATCAGAAGACCGTTGTAACGAATTGTTTGGACCGGATAGCAAGAAACAGAAAAGGGAAAGGAAACAAAAATGATAAACACGGAAACATGCCAGGAGTTTTCGGAGCGAAAGATGGCTCTAGCGCTCGAAGCTCTTAAGGCTCGAGTTCTGTTAGAAGGCTCGGTACGCCTTGAGGGTGCTGTAGGTCAGCTGGCCTATAATACAGTAAGAAACGGGCGGTCTGATACCATCCCTAGCGAGCTAGCACTTAATTCAGCTGGTCTGAAACTGGAAGTTCTTTTGAAGGGTAACGAATTATGGTTTGCCGTTGTCGTAGTCAGCGCCTTGTAAAGTAGGGCGTAATAGAAAAGGAAACAGAAAAGGAAACATAGATGAAAACAAAGAAGTGGGTTAAACAAGTGGAGTTGCCGAAGCTGTCACGGGGCTTCTTCATCTTGGTGATACAGTCAGCCATGATGAACTACGTGGTGGCGAAGCCATGTGGCAAAGAACAGATCCTGAACGATTTGTGTGCCGAGCTTACGGTAACAAGGGCGAACTTGATGCCTTTGTTAACTCGTCATTTGGCTGCTGCTGAGGCTCGAATGACGACGGCATACGAATCAGGGGCGTGCGTATGAACAAAGAAAACGTAAAGTTGGTGCTGGCTGAGATTAAAACTCATCCGGCTAACTGGGATCAAAGACAGCTGCACAAACGTACAAAACATTGCTTCGCGGGATGGGGACAAATCATGTCGGGAGCGACTGTATCTAAGCACGGCTGCTGGAAACAAGCGAGGATTTTTTTTGGGTTCTCTTACCGAGAAACGTGCTGGGCCTTCTCGCCATGTCGAACACTGGAGGAACTGGAAACACTACTTTACGAGCGCGATACAAAAGGGTATGACCGTGATGGGTACGATATCGAAGGATTTAACCGTGCGGGGTATGCCCGTGATGGTCTTTGTTCGGAACGGTTGGTGATGTGGCGAGACGAGAATGGATTCGATGAGGACGGGTACGACATCAATGGATATGACAGCGATGGTTACGACCGTGATGGTCTAAACTTAAACAATACACGGTAAGAGCGGTAAGAAAGAGAAACATGAGAACATCATTAACATATGGGATTTTGCCGGAATGGCCTACATTCTTTGAAGCGTTTATAAGAAACGTGAAAGGCTTATATCGAATTCGATTAAATTCGAGCAGCTCTAGGGCTGTAGACAAGTACAAACTTGGAGACGGGGACTACACAGCTCAAGAGTTGTGGGAGGCTATTCAAGAGATCGTGAATTACATACCGCAAACACCTGGCGGTATGGAAATGCACGAACAAGCCTTAGACATCGTATCAAGTATCTTGAGCACTTTAGAAATCGAGTGGGTATAATATGCAACTACCTAATCTTGGAGAAGCTTTGTACCAGTTCCGAGAAATGTGTGGATTGGTAACGGTCTTCTGCAACTGGAGCGAGATCGAGGGCGACGGCGGTGAGTTCTGGTGCACATCTCTTGACGGAACTGTTCGATACACGTTGCGGGTGAATGGTGCGGGGTTTTGGGTCAATCGGGTAAAGCCGATTACACTTGGAAGTTCTACACGGCTGATTGCTGAATATGCGGAGGTATCCGACACGCCGATAGTTGAAATATCTGTTGTCCGGAAATGCGCTTTTACTATTGAGCGCGCTAGCGATGTAAGCTTCGCTAGAAACTTGCAAGAGATACTTCCTTTAATCGAGAAAAAGATAGGGTTTTTCTCCACAACGCGTTCTAAAGAATATCGTGTTGGCGATGTACGGGCGCACATGAGCGTGCCGACATTCTGTAGACATCTCATTGACGAACATAATCTTGCAAAGCGGGATTGGCTTTCCACAGTGAAACATCCTGGGAGAAAGAAGTCCGAGAGTGATTAAACCGACAAATACGTCTTGTCTACAAGAGCAGAAACTCTTTAGTGATTTTACGGATAGCTTCGAGCGTGCCAGGGCGGCACTTGACCGGCTCAAAGACTTAAAGGTCCTGGAAGTTATGACGATGCGAGAACTGGGTACTACGGTATTTCAGCTCGATGAGTTTTGTAGAACTATTGAAGAAATCAATAAGAAAGTGAAGAATTATAATGATCAAGAAACTAGATAAGGTACAAAAAGAACGGGCGCCTGCAAGTGGTAAAACTGTAACAGCGTTTGAAAATGGCAAAAAGTGTGGCGTGCAAGCATCACAAATGGTGCCGGCACGTAGGTTCAACAATAGTCAAGAACGAGATGCTTGGGTAGCTGGATTCAAAGAAGGCGTGATGGAGTTCATGAAGAGACCTTTGAAATGAAACCACTGAAAACTAAAAAGGAAGCCGACGTGAAAAAACCGTATCATTTAATGTCTCCACAGGAGAAACAAATGGATCGCATTGAACAGAATCGTGCGATTGATTCGCGTGTAGCTGATATTCAAGCTAAACTGAAGCTGCGACGTGACGTTAAAACTAATAACGAGATTGTGGATCTAATGAATAAACTGAGCTCGGCACTCAAAACCTTTGATATGTGTGGTGGGCTGCCAAGGCGGTTCACTAAAGCATTTGTCAAAATTAAAGACTAAAAAGGGAAAAAGGGAACAGAAATGAAAAAAATTGATTACTTGAAAACTCCAATCGGATCGTTTTATCCGGGCACAGAGTTTGATAAGACAAAAAACTTAAAAGTAACATTGTCTTACCCCCCGATTAGAATGTATTACGTGGGTTTGATTGAGGCCCGAGAAGCTGCCCGATGGAAGATGATACTTGAAGATCTTTTCGAGCTTGAAGTATCATCGGATATTATTCAAGGTAAGGCTGAGTACGTTGGGTACGAAACACAGCATGTACAGTTCTTTGTGCGCGATCTTAGCGGGACTGGTCGGCACGATGTGTTCTACATCAAAGTCTTTAGCAGCATTAAAGATGCAAAATTTTATGGTTCTTGTGTTCGGGTGCTACCTGAAGGAGGGACTGAACATTTCTCTTACGAAGATATGTTTGTGCGGCTCAATTATAAATACATGGGCCTTTATGAACGGCAAAAACTTATGGCGGTACAGCCAACAGAAATTGACATGGAGAACTTTTACGAAGATTTAACTGCGGGGTCTGGTGAAGGCCGCTTTGATAAACGAAAAGAGATGTCGTTAGATTACAACGAAGAGTTTTGGGACGGTGTCTTAAGGTATGCTCGATTATGCAAGTTCAGCATTCTCGAAGCGGGCATTGTTGAATCACATACAGGCGTCATGTTGGCGCCTGCAGATAAAAATGGTTTCTACACAATGGGTGGTATAAGTCGGTCGTATCTTGAAGGTACGTTTCCTACGGATGCTGAAAAGCGTGGCGGTGTGTACCCTTTTTATGGGGTATGGTGCTACCAGCTAGTTGGTAACAAAGATGTTGATGTTATTGATGGTTTTGTACAGGGAATTGAGTTATTGGAACCATTAGAAGATGGTAGATCATTTGTGACGTTTGAACAGTTGTCCAAGTTGTAAATTACTTTATGAATAGGACTGGTAAACAAGATGCCTAAACAAACAGTTGGCACTCCGAGAGCTACACGAGACTTGCTTGATAAGCTCTCAAACAATAAGCAGTTTATAGACGTGTTGGTACGTCTCAAAGACAAATTGTTTAGTAACAGCTCAATAAAGGAATGTGATGTGTGGATACACGCAGCCAAAGCCTACCTACCGGAGCATATCTTAATTCTAGATATTGTGAAAGACCAGCTGAAAATGGTCTTGTATGATAAAACTACCAAGATCAATTACGATCTATACTTTCAAAATAAAAAGCCTTATTGGGTGCGCTCGTTAGCTGGAGTTCGTGAACCGTATCAGTCTATCTAATAACCTTATCACAAGTCAGAAAATGGTAGCGGCTAGGAGTTTAACAGCTCTTAGGTTGCTACCATTTTTATTGGCTCATAGATGGCTGTATATATATAGCAGTGAGTTTGTGGGGAAATATAAATAACAAAAATATGCGGATAGTGCGAACTTATAGCGGTGGCGAGGTATAGTAAAAACCTAAAAGATAACTGCTAAGATGCTGGTGAATGCAAGTATAGTGTTAATAGATATATAGCATTAAGCTATTAACTTAACTTAGGAGTTTACAGATGGATAACGAAATGTTCGAACAGGCTTTGGATAATATTCGGGAGTTTGCAACAGAGGCGCAACTGGTTAAGTTGCGTACTGCGGTAAACATGGGTATGGACCGTATCTCTTATGAGGCACGAGGAAAAATAAACTTCCGAGACGTTGTGGTCTTTAAGGACCCGAGAAGTGCTGTTCTCATTGTGGCGAAGGTGACTGGCGTCAATGCCAAAACCATTAGTTGTGAAGTTGTGAAACTTCTTAACTACCACGGACAAGGTTTCATGCGAGGATGCGCGATCGGAACAAAATGGCGTGTGACTCCTACGTCGCTACGCTTGGCGACAGTTGAAGAAAAGAAGGGAGTGTAAAACAAAACATGGCTCTTACAACAAAAAGAGACGAGAAACCAGCTAACCCATTTTACGAGTTACTCAGTGAGGGTAACAGTTGGGTTGCCGATACACATATGGCGCGTACTCTTAATTCGGAGATAGGCCCTGAAGAAGTGTATCGACATTGCGTCGAAACTAGGCTCTACGTAATAGTACATCCTTTGACAGGTGCTTGGTCAGCTAGAATGTACCTGAAGGTTCCGGTACCTTCATGCTCCTTGGAGTATAAGTACAAGTTACTTGAGTCTGGTATAGGTCTTAAGTCTTTTGAAAAGTTCTTGTGTATTGTGGCGGAATGGCACATAACTGTTTCACTTGGCGTATAGTAAAAACTAGAAACCGCATTGAGGATACCTGAAAAGGGTAGCGGCTAGGAGTTTAACAGCTCTTAGTTTGCTACCATTTTTTATTGCTGGTTGTTGGCTGTATATATATATAGCAGAGAAGTGCTAATAGTAACAGCGTAGCGCGGGCTAGACTGAATTGTGTGGCTGTAGTTGGGGGGATTGTGTGTTTACGAGAGGTACTGGCGTAGCGTGAGTTTGTGGGGAAATATAAATAACAAAAATATGCGGATAGTGCGAACTTATAGCGGTGGCGAGGTATAGTAAAAATAACTAAAAAATAACTGCTGAGATGATGGTAAATGCAAGTATAGTGTTAATAGATATATAGCATTAAGCTATTAACTTAACTTAGGAGTTTACAGATAAAGACAATGCGAAAACCATGGCATTCGGAACCATATGTTGTAACAGTGGAAACGAGACACAGCTCTGCGATCGAAGGCATTTACCGATTCGAGAGAATCGAACCTGTAGTCGGGCTACTAAAAAGCCTTAAAAAGAGCGCGACTATTTCGTTGCACCACAACACCTACGGCGATCCATGTATGGAGTGGTACATGTTCACAATAGTGATGGGTGCATCGGGAGCGATAGCCTCATGTGAAGTAGGCGAGCGTCTTACGGATGGCAACCACGAGCCTATAGTAGCGTGGCTCATGAGTAAACTGCCTCCTCCGGTATCGAAACAGAAAAGGCAGAAAAAGGAAGTGGCATTATGCCTGTAATCAGGTTAACAACGAAACAAATACCTTCGGGTATGATGACTGAAGGAAACTTGGCGCTAATCTCTAGCTTTGTAGCGGCGCCGAGTTTTCACAAATTGCTTGGCTACCTATGGGGGAGATGGCAGGACGAGAAAGGGCACGAACGGATTGCCGATTACGCAATACCGATTCGTGGGGTACTACCGGAAGGGATAGAACTGGTGAAAATGAACAAGCGCCCGTTTGGGTTCGTGTTCAGGATCGTTGGAACGGCACGTTGCGGGCAGGTTGAAGTTACCGCAACCTATATAGGCTGGCAACGAGTGGCGGATCAATAACATGGATAACGCAATGCTTACACAGGTGCGTCTAGTAGTGAAACAAGAAAGGATTCAAGGAAAGTAACATGTCTTCGGAAAACAGTATTTACGCGGTGATCTTAAGTCAGGGAGGTTTGCTCACTACAGAGCAAATGATTAGAGCTTGTAAGGTACTAGAAACTTACGGGCGCGAAACTGCGGCTCTACACTTTAACACAGAAGTTGTGGGGCAAATCGAATTTTACCTAGGTACCTCAAACTATACTAAGTATAGCGCTATGGTATCTTTTTGGGTTAAGTGCCCTAATTGCCAGAACTGGAGAAACTTTAGTATGATTGGTTGTAAAGAACAAGCCAGTACTTTTTTTCAGTTGCTGGAAGGGTTTTCTATTTGGGAACCTGAAGAAATGGAATCGGTTAAACTATTAACTAAAACTGGCTGCTATGCGGCTTGCGATAGCTACGACCGAAACGTTTTCTTAGGAAGCAACGATAAGATTGTAGTTAGACCGGATACATTTTTAATCCGGAATACTAAGAATTGGGGTGTCTCTCTTATCATCGACGTTGACGACCGATTAACTGAAGTTGGGGCTGAATTTGGATACACAAACAGAATCGTGCAATGGGACCCTGGTACGAAAACTTATGTGGAAGTGAAAGAAGGTAAATAATGAACCAAGCGGCTGTCAGGTACTGGAATAAACGCGATCTCGAGGCGATTCAAAAGTATGAGGCTCGCAGGGCGGATAAACCGTATAGTGTACTGGTGTCTAAAGATGCAGATGATGTCTATAGCTACAAAACTGCCGAGGGCATCGTTAAGCGCATCGACACGATCACGGAGGCGTACCTGGAAATCTATGTTGATGAACAGGTTGCTAACAGAGCCACAAAAGACCTTGAATGGCGGCATAGGCCAATTCTACAATGTTTTATCGACTCTACCGGGGCGCTCTACCAATGTGTACAAGGCCCTGCTATCCTGGAGGAAAATAATGCTATCCTCTACCAATGGGTCTTTAAGCGACCTGTGGCCAAGAATTTGAAACTATATCGGAGCCGCAGATAATGCCGGGACCTTATATCGTAGTTACCAAGTATGGAGCGCTTGGCGAAGATACCACAGACCTACGTCGCTACGAGAACCCAGAAGACGTAGTTTCTGTGCTCGAAAAGATCAAGGGAGCCACAGTCCACCTCGACTATAACAACCCTCATCTCAGCATCCGTCACTGTATCGTGAAATGCGTCATCGACGACAAGGGCATCATTACAGGCTACCTGCCTTATAGATCTCTCGAACAGAGGCGTCATATCCTCATCCAGGATTACCTACTCTCTAGGCTACCCGATGACGACTTGCCATAACTGGTATCAAAGAACACTACAAGAAACAAGCGATCGTAAATAGAAGGGTACCTGTAATGATTAGACCTGGTTTGGGCACGAGCACCCAAGATGCTCTAAAGAGAGCTATAGCAGCTCTCGAAGAACAATTAAAGGATGACTTCCTGCATCCTCTATTACGACTCGAGCTAGTTCATATAGTAGAGGAGTTAACGAATATCATAACCGTGGCACGTCCCTACGAAGCTACCCTCGTACCCCTTTTCAATGATGCTCAATATACCACTACCGAGAAATACGATAAACCAGAAGAGGTAGTTGCCTTAATTAATAAGGGCAACGTAAATGTAACGGCTCAAATCCATTACCTGAATCCAGTGACCTACAAAAAGCTCTTACTTGTAAGGTTCACTACTAACAGTACAGGCAACATAGCACGATGTCGTACCTATAAGGAACTGTTTTCTATAAAGCATGTCTTGATACAGAACTACCTGCGTGCCTTCCTACCTTCAGGGCTACCACAAAACTGATATTCCTCCAGTACCGTTATCTGCTAAATCATCAAAGGGCAATCGAAAGATTGCCTTTATAACAATAGGAGCGCACCTTTTGGGAATGTCCAAAAAAAGAGATCCTTGGAGATGTACCTCTAGCTGTATCTTATAAAAGCCTAGAGTCTTGAGTCTTATGCGGTGGGTGGGTATCTTACTATACCTAATAGCTGTACCTGAGTAGAAGCCAATGGGCTGTAATCGCTATAACTATAGCAGATAACTATAGCAGATAACTATAGCGGATAACTATAGCGGATAACTATAGCGGATAACTATAGCAGATAACTATAGCAGATAACTATAGCGGATAACTATAGCGGATAACTATAGCGGATAACTATAGCGGATAACTATAGCGGATAACTATAGCGGATAACGGAGTCCTATACCTATAGTACAAAATTTCCGGAAACAGAAGTGCCCTACCCGTATAGTTCTAAAATTTGCGCTGGCACGCGCCGCTGGAGGCCCCTGCACCAACACCACATTGAAACTTATAGGGGTATAGGTTTCACTAATGGTGTAATTTTTACATAGGGCCCCTAAGGATTCGTGTAATTTTTACATAGGTCCCCTAAGGGCACGCGAAAGCTGAGAGGGTGAAAGCTTGTAAAGTGTTGATAATAAGGCAGATAGAGGAATAGTAGATACACGCTGCTAGAGCGTAGGTAGATGATCGCTGCTAGAGCGTAGGTAGATGATCGCTGCTAGAGCGTAAGTAGATGACGGTTACCCGATGGATGCGCGTATAGTGTTGATATCATTCGTTCTAATGCTTCATTGCGCGCTTTGTAGCGTGTCTCTATCCGTCTGGTAGATGATCGCTATCTGGTAGTCGCCTGATACCCTGCTACCCCGATAGTGTGCCTGCTAGCGCGTGTCGTTAGTTGCGTCGGTTATCCTCATGTCTATACCTGCCTTGTCTATTGTTGCTTGTGTTGTCTTGTGTCTTGTCTGGGGAATCGAAGTGGGGGGAATCACTGTGAGTCTAGTAGATGTCAGCTTGTGCTGAGGATGGATTTTGGCGGCGGTTATAGCAACTGTTACCGGATAGCTAGAGTAGTGGCACTTAGCTCTAGTTCGATGTTCCTTGATTATGTGCTAAATGGTTGAGTGTGCATAGGTTAGCTTGCGTTGGTTTGATTGTTTTGTGTGCTGCATTGCTATCGCTCATCTACCAGATTGAGGAGGAGGAGTGCGGCGACTGGGATCGGAGGAGGAGGAGGAGAACGCCAGGGTAGTTTTCAACATCTACCAGATTGAGGAGGAGGAGTGCGGCGA